GGAGAATCGTCATCTCTGTCGAAGTCACCAATAGGTTCAGGCATTGATGTATAAAGCGCATAAGCGTTAAGAGATGATGTTGAAGCGCGTGATAACAATGTTTCAATAGCATCAAATGATATTGCTTGGTCGGTGCTTACCTCGGTGCAAACATCACCGATTGAAACGCTAATCATTATCATTTGCTTAACTCCAATCGGCTATCAAGTAAGTCATCAATAAACTTATTCACAAGATGTTTCTTGCTATCAATTGTTGTTTTGCGTGAGGCAATGGCGTGAGCTAAGGCTTCATCAATCTCTGCGATGGTTTCAGTATCAGTATCCATATCATTCCTGTAAATGAAAAAACCTCACCTGTTGGATAACGGTGAGGGTAGTGATTAGATAGCGATTCCTGTTACACATAGTGTAAAGCATAAAATTGAACCAACTGTCAAGTTTAGTTGGTTTTATCTCTCATCTTGATAATCGCTGCCAAGTCAAACAACTTTCCCTTTTGTGGTATCGGATTGCCTTTGATGATCTTATACACCGCCCGTTGCGTTATGCCAAGCCAAAGGGCAATTGCCTCAATGTCTAAATAGAACCGCCGATTGGGATTGCTCATCGCAAGGGCAATCAATCTGATAACACTCCAAGAGTTCTTGCATCCGTGACAGGTCACGCCCTTCTCTAAGTTCTCAACATCAATCACAACGAACTTTCGGCAATCATCACTTGGACAAGGAATACGCCTTGGTTGTTCTTTGAACTGTTGAGCTGCTGCCATTCCTTTTGAATGTAGCTCTTTAACTTCATTCGCAAAGTCTTTCGCCCAATCCTGATTCACAATCCAATCAAGGTGAGCAATGTGGAATTGGCAGGTTGCCTCAACCTCTTTGGTTGTTGTTGATTGCTTGACCATCAACGCCGGTGGAGTCAATTGCCTTTCGGTTCTGATGATCTGTTCCCACCCGTGAAGGATGGCGATTAACTCAGTTGCCATTGAGAAATCTAGGGCGCTGACATTGATTCCAATTGAACGCTCAGTTGAAGGGGAGCCTGAACCTGATCTGCCTGGCACTAGGTATTCGCCCGCCTTGATCTGAAGGGCAGGCAATTCAATCAATTGACTCTGTAAGTTGAATCGGCAGGTAAAACAGGCACCCTCATTGCGAGATGGTCGAAGGCAGATGTTGCAGGTTAGTTGCTCGGTTTCCACTAGAACGGTATCCCATCGGTTGAAGTAGCTGATTTGGGTGGAAATCCACCATTGCCAAAGTAATCGGGCATCTCTTGGGCAAATAGCCCGAAGTCACGGCATTGATGCTCGGCAAGCACAATTGGGTTCTTAGCCCACATCCTTGCCCCGACCCTTGGCGTTGCCTCAAAGGTTCGCCCTAGTCGGTGAATTTGGTAGGTTCGCAGCCCGCTGACCTTGGCTGTAATCTCTGCCAACAAGTTGAGTGGGGTTGGGTCAAGTTTGGTTGGAACTGCGGTTGAGCTGTATCCTGCCCAAATTAGATTGCCGCAATTTCGGCAATCAATGGCAGAAAATAGATATTGACTCATTTAGTCGTTCCCAACCCGATAATGATGGTGTTCCTCTTTCCGTATCTATATAGATACGGAACGGAACGAACACCGATCACGCTCAATTCTGCCCGTGTTCCCTTTTTGAAAAGGAACACAAAAGGAACGGAACGGAACACCTAGTTTGCCCCCAAGTAAGAGATTTTGGCATCAACAAAGCTGAAATGATCTTTGCCGATCTCTGAAAGATAGAGAACAAATGACCTGTCATTGCCCCTGTTTTCTATCCATCCACCTGCCACCAAATCGCCAATGATGTTGCCAATTGCCTCTTTGGAACCCGCAACCCCATCCTGAACCATTCGGCGGGTTGAACCGGGGTGATTGTGAATGAACTCAGCTACCTCTTTGAGTTTCTTAAATTCCTTGTTGGCCTCTGCCTCATCTTCCCGAAGTGGAACGCCAATCACATATTCCATTTGCGGGCGAGTTGAGTCAATGGTGAAGATAGCCGCATCCTGCATACGATCTTTGCCCTTTTGTGGCCCTGCCTTGCTGCGCACATCGCCAATTCGGTCTTTAGTAACCCGCAGGGCAATGCTGCCGATCTTACCGGGGGCTAACAATTCGATTGGCTCGCATAGGTAGGCAGCTCCATCAATCGTTGCCAACTTACTCTGCCCGCCGATGGCAAACCGCCCGCGTGTTTCTGCGTTCTTTGTAATGTGGTCAATCAGCACAACGGCTGCGCCTGAGGCTTTTGACACCGTTCTTGGAAATACTCGCATCCAACGGGTGATTTCGTCATTGTCTTTAGTCTGCCCACCCCACATTGTAAGAGCTTCGGTTACGCCATCAATGATCACTAAATCCGACCTGTTTGGTTCAAGAATATCTTTCCAATATGGGTCAGTTACATCTCTTGGGCCGTCAGGTCTGATATATGAAAAGTATTGCAAGAGGTTGGCGCGACTCACGCCTAAGGTTTTGAGGCGGTTTACAATGTCAATTGGGTCAGATTCAAAGTCAATATAGATGACTTTCTTATCAATCTTTAACAGTTCAGCGGTGGCAATTTGAGCAATCCAAGACTTTCCCGACTCGGATTCACCATAAAATGAGTGAACTTTGCCAGAATAAATCAACCCTGCGCCGTCACTTCGCTTCAGGATTGTGGCTGTTGGCATCTGAAATAAGCCATCAAAGTAATCCTTTAGGGGGATTGGCTTCCAACTTGATTCATCATCGCTTAGGTCGGCGGTGGTGACCTGTGAAGGGGCTTCAATGACATTTTGCGCTAGTAAATTATTGGCAGGTTGCAGCTCTTTGAGTTCTGTTGCCCCGTAGCCAAGATTTCTTAATTGTTGAGCAGCCTGTTTGAAATCCCCATTGGTGTTTAGGTGGGCGTAGGCGGCAAACTTTGAATAGGAACTTTCAGCTTCAAAGATGGTTGAGGTTGAGAATACAAATAACTTATCGTTGCCATTAAAGTTCGTTGTAGCTGATATGCCTTCGTTCTTGTTCGGTCTGCGCCAAACTGTTGCCTCACCTTTTTGATAAACCTTTGACCAACCAAGCTGTAGCAAGATTTCATCCCAAGTGGTGCGGGCATTGTAATCGTCGCCGGGGCTTAGGGTGCCATCGTGCTTGGCAACCACATCTGCTTGAATAACCTGCGCCTTTGGCATTTCGTCAAACATCGCAAAGATTTGGTGGAGTGCTGATCTTTCGTGCATTGTAATCTTTGGGATTGACTCAATTGAACCGCCAATTAGTGTCCAATTGCCACCGTTAGGGTGAGTTGAACCGCCCGATGGCGCGGTGATTGTGAACCCGCCTTCGCTTCGCGTTTCGGCAAACACATCCACGCCGCCGTTTTCGCCTGGCTTTCGCGCTAACTTGGTGTTGCCAGGTATCTCGCCGTCAATTACTCGGTACAACCAATGCAACCCGCCTGATGGGGTTATCTCAACATAACCTGCATTTAGGCGCTGCCAAAGTTCGCCTAACCCTGAGTTATTGGCAATCTCAGCAATATCAAGGTGCATCTTTTGCGACACTGCTCGACCTTCAAGCTCTAGCATTTCAAGGTTGCCCGATACTTTGCCCGTGATTACGCCAATGCCATCAACATCGTGCTTAAACCAAAGCAATAATTCATCGGCAGTTGGCAGTTGCTCTTGGTATTTCTGCCAAGATAGAGCAGGGCGCTTGCTTCCGTCATTTGCAACAGGAACAACGCTGATTCCTTCAGCTAAGAAGCGAAGTGCGGTGGTTAAGGTTGCGTTATTCATTGTTTAACCTCTTTTGGAAACGCCTCTTGAGGCCAAGCAACCTGAACTGTTTTATCTAACAAATACAAATAGCGGTGCTTTCGGCTACGCGGTACCCACTTGCCTTCAAATCCTTTTGACTTGCCTCTTGATAGTTTTGTGCCATCGGCAAAAAAGAAATCATTTTTCTGAGGTGTCAATCCGTAATAGCCAAAATTTGCTGCTTGATAAACTGCTCCAATGTGCCTGCTTGAATCCGCATAACTGATCACCGCTTTGATTCCCCGTTTCTTTAACATTCGCAAACTCTGACCTATCAACCTTGAACCCGCGTTCGTTCCGTTCAA